CATCTTACTACGTGGTATAACTAACCCCCTTGACTTGGGATCAGTGGCAATGAGACACAATTCCCCTGTCCAGAAACAGGATGTCATCAAAGATTATCTCAAACGTGGTATCTCAGTACGAGATATCCCCCATGCAACACTCTCAGAATATCTATGCCATGATCTAGGTGCTACTGAATGGGTCTACAAATCCATCCAGAACAAGCTACAGCAGCCTGAATATGCAGGGCTAGTGGGTACTATCGATCTCACTAACGAAGTCACTGTAGTGCTTGCTAGGATGTATCAGGCAGGGTTCAAGGTAGACATGGAAGCACTGGAACAAGTAAGACACCAGTTCATTACCGAGAAATCTGAGATTGAGAAGTATTTAAATGATCAGGTGCATAAGCTTATGGGCGATACACCAATCAACCTCAATAGTCCTGAGCAATTATCGTGGGTAGTTTATAGTAGGAAACCATTGGACAAGTCTCGGTGGGTATCAGCTATCACACCTTATATGTCCGATACAGATTTCAAAGCAGCAGTGAAACAGAACTTCTCTACCCTGTATAAAACAAAAGCTATACAGTGTAGTGAGTGTTCTGGTGTAGGGTCTATCTATAAGGTTAAGAAAGATGGTTCCGAATTCAAAAGGGCTACGAAATGCAATGCATGTAATGGCTCAGGCTTTATCTATGAGCAGACGAAAGATGTCGCAGGACTTAAATTCACAGCCCCCAATTCAAAGTGGGCATCTGCCAATGGGTTTAGTACGTCAAAAGATAGCCTTGAAATACTCGAAAGGGTAGCTATATCAAAGCAAATGCATGAGGCATCTGAGTTTTTAAGTAAGCTCAGAAGACTGTCAGCCCTGGACAGTTACCTCAGCAATTTCGTAGATGGCATTGCAGCTTTCATAAAAGGTGATGGCATGTTGCATGTGAGATTGAATCAACATATCACAGCAACAGGTAGGTTCAGTGGTTCCAATCCCAACATGCAGAACATGCCAAGAGGAAATACATTTCCTGTGAAGCGTGTATTTGTTTCACGTTGGGAAGGTGGAAAGATTATGGAAGCTGACTTTGCTCAACTAGAATTCAGGGTTGCAGCATTCTTATCTCAAGATGAAACAGCAATCAAAGAAGTCAAAGAAGGATTTGATGTTCACTCGTACACAGCAAAGGTTATTACGGAGGCAGGCCAAACAACATCTAGACAAACAGCTAAAACTCATACATTCGCACCCCTGTACGGAGCCACAGGATATGGAAGAACACCTGCAGAATCGGCGTACTACGAACACTTCATGGAAAAATATCAGGGAGTAGCTACATGGCACAAGCAATTAGCAAGGCAAGTAGTTAGCTATGGTTTCATTAAACTGCCCAGTGGGAGGGAGTTTGTATTCCCTAACACACAGCGTAAGAGAGATGGCACTGTAACAAACTTTACACAGATAAAGAATTATCCTGTACAAGCATTTGCAACTGCCGATATAGTTCCACTTGCATTAGTAGAAATACATAAACGACTTGTGCATTATGAAAGTTGTGTGGTAAATTCTGTACATGATTCCATTGTGATTGATGTGCATCCCGATGAAACAGAGTATGTAGTACAGGTTATCGACGCAGTTCAAGCTAATCTTATCAATCTTATTAATAGGAGATGGTCGATAGATTTCAATGTACCACTTGCATTGGAAGCAAAGATAGGAAATAATTGGCTTGAACAAAAAGATGTTCCACAAACCACTTTAAATTAAGGAATTAAAATGAGTACAAGTTTAACACTCGTAAACAACGGTAACTTCGCTGCCATGGCAGATGCTATGGGTATGTCAGTAGACATGAAATCACCTAAGCAAGCTAGCAATCTAGCTCGTTTAAAGATTGGTCACAAGGCAGTGATGGGTGAAGAAGAGATTAAAGGCAAGATCAAGAAGGTAGAAGTCCTTGAAGCAGGTATGTATGTCCTTAATCACAATGAGACTGACTACTACCTTAAAGATCCAAGCATTCGTTTGTTCAATCAACGATTCATGTACAAGCGATTCGTTAAAGGTGAACCCAACATCTATGTGAAGACTGTGATGGACAAGGATCTTAATGCAGATCTTAGGGACAACCAGGGTGGGTTTAATTGTGGTAAGCCTTCAGGCTGGATCAAGGATTACAATGCATTGCCTACAGAAATCAAGACACTGATGAAATCAATCAAGCGTGTACGTGTGCTCTTTGGTGAGATCTCAGCCAATGATGCATACACTGCAGATGGTCAGTCCGTTATGCTTGACAACTTCATCCCATTCATTTGGGAGATTGACAACAAGGATGCATTTAAATCTGCAGGTGCAGTGATTGCATTGTTTGCTAAGCAGAATCGTTTGTTACCTCAGCATTTAGTAAACCTGAGTACAGAAGCTAACCCACTTCCTAATGGTGAGCAATTCTATACACCAGTATTTAATGTTGACTTTGGTAACATGCTCCCCCTTGAAGATAAAGATCAGATTACCTTTACGAACTTTAATGATTGGATTAGTAACTACAATGATTACATCATTAAGAAGTTCAATGAGGGATCAGCTAAGAGGGAGCAAGAGCGTGATGACAATCTTGTTGATGAGTTTGTAGATGTGGACGTAGCTGCCTAATGAACCACCCTGCCGAACTTAAGGTACACCAGTATCTTTCCAACATACGACATGGGGATAGTACCTTATCCCCTGAAGTGATTGAACAGATTGTGGAGGATATACGTGCTGCCTTAACTAGGCAGTTTGTTGACAAGTTAGACAATACATTTACATTGCGTATGTCTAATGTAGGCAGAGCTTACTGTCAGCTGTGGTTTGATAAGAATGCCCCACACAAAGCTATCCCCCACAGTACTAACTTCGTCATGAACATGATGATGGGGGATATCATTGAGGCTGTATTCAAGGGACTATTGACACAAGCAGGTGTGGCATACTCAGATGGAAGTAGAGTTACTCTTGATCTAGGTGAGTACAAGATTCATGGCACACCTGATATTGTCATTGATGGTAAGGTAGATGATGTTAAGTCTGCCTCACCATGGTCCTTTGAAAATAAGTTTAAGTCATTCCAAACCCTGGCAGACAATGATTCATTTGGATACTTAGCACAGCTAGCCGGTTACGCTAAAGCTATGGGCATTGAAGCTGGAGGATGGTGGGTAATTAATAAAGGTACAGGGCAGTTTAAATATGTACCTGCCGATGGTTTGAATGTCGATGCTTGTGCGGAGAATATCAAAGCAATCGCAGCAGAACTTGAGGAGAATGTATTTAGAAGATGCTATGAGGCAGAGGAAGAAACATACTACAACAAACCGACAGGGAATAAAGTCCTTAATAAAGAATGCCAGTGGTGTAGTTACAGGTATGCGTGTTGGGAAGGGCTTGAGGAAAGACCGTCACTTGTCTCACGAGCAGAAAATCCCCCAACAATCTCCTATGTCTTTATCAAGAAGAAAGAAAATGAAAGTAAAGACAATACATGACACCCGTAAGGCATGGGCTGTAGGCAAGAAGTATGGTTATCGCAGTGGCTTAGAAGTTAAAGTACAAGAGCATTTAAAAGAGAATGGAGTACATGCTAAGTACGAACACATTAAGATTGAATGGGAAGATCTCATGTATAGAAAATATACACCTGACTTCCTACTTCCTAATGGAGTTATAGTAGAAACTAAGGGGTTGTTTACTGCACAAGATAGGCGTAAGCATTTACTTATTAAGCAGCAACACCCTATGCTTGATGTAAGATTTGTATTTGAGAGAGCAGATAGGAAGCTAAGCAAGGTATCTAAGAGCACCTATGCATCTTGGTGTGAGAAGAATGGTTTCCAGTATGCAGTTAAATATGTCCCGTTAGCATGGGCAGAAGAAGAACCTAAGAATTATTTTCCAGAGAAACTAATTATCTTTAAGGATAAAAAACATGAATCCTAATGATGTCATTGCAGATGATGATGTAGCACTTGTACTAAGCCCTAACTTTGAGAAGGACGGTACATGGACAGGTACACTAGATCTTAATATTGCTATCATGCCTGTAGATAAAGGCACAGAAGAATCAATAGGTGCTATTGAAGAACTTACGAACATGCTTATCACATGCTTTCGTTTGATCACTGAGGACGAAGAGTTCCATCATCAAGTCATGAAGGCAATGATTCAGTACGTAGATCGTGGTGAGCTATTAGATCAAGATAAGCTTGACGAAGTAGAGCAGATGATCGGTGCATCAGATAATGTGTACAAACTAAATGCATGGACTAAGACTAGGGGGAATGCATAATGGACATGGTTAATAGCCCTGCTCATTACAACATGGGGCAATATGAAACAATCGATATCATTGTGGATACACTAGGGAAAGAGGGTGCTATTGCCTATTGCCGTGGCAATGTATTAAAGTACACCATTCGTATGATGCACAAGAATAGACCACTAGAAGATGCTAGAAAGGCACAGTGGTATCTGAATAAGACTATTGAATTGATGGGTGCATTAAAGCACAATGATACTGTGGGGGCATTGAAGTGAAGCAACTTAAACTGTTCGATGATATAGAAGAATTGGAAGATGGTACTGTCTTTGCAGATGTAAGCTTTGTAGTATCCTTCGATAAAAAGGAAATGCCTACAGCTTATACAGATATCTTGTATCTCGAAGATGAGATTAAAGATGCCCTCATTAATGCTATGCATGACATAGGTGCAACAAAGACTGACGATATCATCATTAACATTGAGGGCTTAGAATGAAAGAATCATTGGTGGATTATCACGGTATACGGATTGATATCTCTCGTGATTGGCTGCTGTCTGAACAAGCTACTCAATTGCTTACTGATTACTACATGCTCCCAGGCGAGAGTAGTCCACAAGAGGCATATGCTCGTGCTGCATTAGCTTACTGTAATCATGACAGGGCATTTGCACAGCGTATCTATGACTATGCATCTAAGGGTTGGTTCATGTATGCTAGCCCTGTACTTAGCAATGCCCCACGTGTAGGTGAGTACTTTAAAGCTTTACCTATCTCCTGCTTTCTAACATACATAGGTGATAACCTAACTTCCCTTGTAGATCACAATACAGAAGTTGCATGGCTATCGGTGAAGGGTGGTGGTGTAGGTGGGCATTGGTCAGATGTACGTGGAGTCAGTGACAAAGCACCAGGACCTATCCCTTTCATGAAAGTTGTAGACAGTCAGATGACTGCATATAAACAGGGCAAGACAAGGAAAGGTAGCTATGCGGCATACTTGGATATTAGCCACCCTGATATTGTTGAGTTTGTTAATTTTAAAGTGCCCACTGGTGGTGACATCAATAGAAAATGCTTCAATCTATTTAACGCAGTCAATGTCACTGACGAGTTTATGGCAGCGGTATTGAGAGATTTAGATTGGGACTTAGTTGACCCTGCCAGTAAGGAAGTACGTGCCACTATGAAGGCTAGAGACCTATGGCAACGCATTCTAGAAGCTAGGTTCCGTACAGGTAGTCCTTACATTAACTTTATTGACGAGGCTAACAGGCAACTTAACCCTAAGCAACGAGAGATGGGACTGAAAGTACACGGCAGTAATCTATGTAACGAGATTCATTTAGCTACAAGTGAAGATCGTACTGCAGTATGTTGCCTATCTTCTGTGAACTTAGAGAAGTTTGATGAGTGGTCAGGCACTAACATGGTCTACGACTTGATTGTATTCTTAGACAATGTATTGCAGGCATTCATTGATAATGCCCCACGTGAGATCCATAAAGCTATCCGTAGTGCAGAGGCAGAGAGGTCCTTAGGCTTAGGTGCTATGGGTTTCCATGGCTATCTACAAAGCAAGGGTATTCCATTTGAAGGGCTATCAGCTAAGATTGCAAACGTAAGAATGTTCAAACATATTCAAGAGCAAGCAATCAAAGCTACAAAGGCTATGGCAATTACAAGAGGTGAACCTAATGATCTCATTGGTACAGGCACTCGCAATGCACACCTTATTGCTGTTGCTCCAAATGCTAATAGTAGTATTATTTGTGGTTGCTCTGCTTCCATTGAGCCTATTAAGTCTAACGCATATGTGCATCGAACACGTGCAGGATCGCATCTGGTTAAGAACGTCTACCTACAAAAGATCCTACATACCTTGGGCAAGGATACGCAGGAGGTATGGCAATCGATCATCATGAATGAAGGATCAGTACAACACTTAGCCTTCTTAGACAGAGACACTAAAGATATCTTTAAGACTGCATTTGAACTGGATCAGCAGTGGGTCATTGAACATGCTACAGATAGACAGAAGTACATATGCCAAGGGCAGTCATTGAACTTATTCTTCCCTGCAGGTAGTCCTAAGTCATATGTCAATGCAGTACACATTAAAGCCTGGAGATCTAAGCTTAAAGGTTTGTACTACCTACGTACAAGCGCAGGTGTACAAGCGGATAAGATCGGTTTAAAAATAGAAAGGAATGCACTGCAAGATGCTGAAGAGTGCCTTAGCTGCCATGGGTAGGAGCGATAGCGATGAGTAAGAGTGATAGCGATGAGTAAAAAGAAAAGATTTGATAAAGAGCTATTCGCAGAGAATGATTCACCTGCTAGACTAGCTGGCATACGGTACTGGAGTGCTATGGGCTACATTGCAGCACCTAACTATGACAAGTATGGCCCTGACTTAATAGTGATCACAGACAGTGAACGATTCTATAGTGAAGTTGAGATTAAAAGGGTATGGTCAGGAGAGACTTTTCAGTACGATACCCTACAAATACCTGAAAGGAAGCAGAAGTTTGCAAGACTTGATCTTCCGTGTACTTTCATGGTATTTAACAACGAACAGACCTATGCATTTCTCTGTGAGGGTGATACACTTATTACTTCCCCCTTAGTGGAAGTTCCTAATAAGTATGTACATGCAGGTGAGATGTTCTATCAAGTGCCTATAAATAAACTTAAGCTAGTGAGGGTTCCTGTGCAATGAATAAAGATGATATTATTAATCAACTTGAGAGAATCTATGCTAACCTAGTAGCATTAGGTACATATTATTTTCATGAGCATTGTGAGTATAATAATAAGTATAATGCCACTGATGACATAGATACAGTGGAGTTTGGCTTGTGGGATGCAGAGTTAAGGATTAAAGAGATTATTAAACTACTGGAGGAATCACATGGAGCGAGTGGAGCGAGTACAGCGAGTAATGGATTCAGAGATACCAGAGATTTTAATGACAAAGAACCTTGGGAAACATCCAAGTGGTCTTACGATGCAGGAGTGGCTATGGCCTTTCAAGACTGCGGAACAGAGAAAGCTAGTAGCAAAGTATCACAAGAAGATACAGAAGCAACAGCGCAAGAAGCAATTAGACGATATTGAACTTGCACCCTTTTAACTTAATAGGAAAAAACTATGACTTATGTTAAAGTAGATGATGAAACGGTAGATAAAATCATTCGTGCTGGATTAGTTGAAAGCTATTTCACAACGGAAGAGATGGTTGAAAATGCTGAAATGAAGGAAGAAGCAGGTGAAAAACTTAAACCCTATCAGCAAGAAGACCTTGAGTACAATAGAAAATACCTTAAGGCACTCAAAAGAGTTATCGAACACTTTAGCGTTGCAGGAAACTTTGACATCGAGATTGAAAGACTTGACTACCTTGAAAGAAGTTTTGACCCACCAACATATATCGAAAGCTCAGACGATGAGCAGGGGTGACACCACATGTACAGGTCCAGATAGGTTTGACTTAGAGCAAGCTATCATGACTGTGTGGGGCTTAGAGGAGGATTTAGAAGCCCTCTATAGCTACCTCTATGAAACAAAGGCAGATGCAGACACTGTAGCTAATGCTGTACTTGGAGCAAAGATACTGCACACAGCACGATGCACTAAGCTGTGGGATATCTTTACCAAGCTTATAGAGACTAAACAGTTTGTCAGTAATCCTTCAGATGCAGCAAATTCTATAGCACAATTACAAAGTACTATCTCAGAGCTAAGGGAGTCTCTCTCAGAGCTAAGAGAAGACAATGCAAAACTTCTAGCTGACTTACATGAGAGCTATGAGAATTGTGAAAGTATTGTGAAGTATGAAGGTCTAGGGCCAGGACAATCACAGCAGGGTATGAGTCTTCGTGAGCAACTTGCAAGTGCTATCAGACTAAGGTCTAAGGAAGTAAGTGAGGGGTACTTGAAGTAATTGACATAGACAAATAGCTACATATAACTTTACATCCCACCTGGGCACTTCTATAGTGCCCTTTATTTTCCCCTTTAACTTTGGAGTCTTCATGTCTGTTACATCCCCTAATAAAACGTACAAACCTTTCACTTATCCATGGGCTATGGAATATGCAGTTGAATCTGAGAAGGTTCATTGGATCGAGGCAGAGGCTAAGTTACAGGATGACGTAGCACAATGGCAGAATGGCAAGCTATCCAATCAAGAAAAGAATCATATTACCCAGATTCTTAGATTGTTTACACAAAGTGACGTAGCAGTTGGATCTAATTACCTAGATCACTATGTACACAAGTTTAAGAATAATGAAATCAGAGCAATGCTTACCAGTTTTGCTGCGAGGGAATTCATTCACCAACGTGCATATGCCCTATTAAACGATACACTGGGACTGCCAGAGGAGGAATACTCAGCCTTCCTAGCATACAAGCAGATGCGTGATAAGATCGATTTCATGACACAGATAGATACCCATAGCCATGAGGGATTAGCTAAGGCTGTAGCCCGTTCTGTGATGAATGAGGGCATGTCTTTATTCAGTGCCTTTGCTATGCTCTTAAACTATCAGAGATTCGGTAAAATGAAGGGTATGTGTGAGATTGTTGAATGGTCCATACGTGATGAATCCATGCACTGTGATGGCATGGTTAAACTATTCAGGGAGTTCTGTAAGGAGCATCCAAGGATTGTCACAGATGACTTCAAGAAAGATATCTATCAAATGTTCAGAGATGGTGTAGCACTTGAGGATGCAGTCATTGATGGTGCATTTGAAATGGGACACATACAGGGCTTGACAGCAGAGGATGTAAAGAGTTATATTCGGTACATAGCGGATAGACGCTTAATTCAACTGGGACTTAAAGGTAACTTTGGAATTAAAAAGAATCCGCTTGAGTGGCTCGATTGGATTGTTTCAGGTGATACACTGAAGAACTTCTTTGAGGGCGTTGTAACCGACTACAATGCAGCAGGCATGGTAGGTGATTGGGGATGGGGTATTAATGATGAACCTAAGCAAAAACTTGCAGCGTAATACAGACAATCAAGTTAAGAAAGATCGTGTACCACCTTTGTCCATTCAATACGACAAAGGTAGGTATGCATTTACTCGTGGTTGGATTGCTAACCCTTATGATCTTGATGAAGCTAAGGGTAAAGAGTGGCAGCGAGGATTTGATGCTGCCTATTTTGATAACTTAGATAAAGTGAAGGCTAGGTATGCCAAGTATTAAACATGATGTACAAATGACTGCTAATGATCTACGGGTTATATTAGCACTCATTAAGAAAACACCCATCGAGGATGGGCTGTTTCCTTTGTTTGTAAATTTACAGGAGCAGTTTAAAGAAATTAAGTTGAAAGAGCTAGGAGGGAATGAAGATACAATTCCTATGGAGTTATCTTAATCCCTCTAATCTAGCTGCATACTCATACACAGAGGCGTAATCTTTGGCATCTTCAAGGGTTACGCCTTTGTCACGTTTATACATATCATTGATAGCTAAACGTCTTTGTTGAGATAGTCTATTGTATGCCATCTTATCTACACGTTCTTTGTCTTTAGATGTCATATCACCTTGCACAATAGCACGTGCTGCACTTAAAGCAGTTGACATGTTATTGGACATAGCAACTTTCTTTTCCCTATCTGTCATTGCATTGTATTCACGTGAATCAATACGTGGTATTACAACTTGCTTGATCCACTGTCCTGCTTCTTTAATGACTGCACGATCATAGATCTTGTCACCAGTAGCACCAAACATTTGATAGGGATCTAGATTAAGCTTAGCAAACTCTTTCTCTAAATCATTGACACGTGGTACGACACGGAAGCCAGATAAGATATTAAAGAATTCACCTGCACGTACAGGTTCTTCTTCACGTAAGTAACGCACAGCTACAGGTAACTCTTCTTTTAATCCTGGCAGCTTAGCTTTAATCCTATTCATAGCTGCTTCAGATACAATGTCTTCACCAGTGATTACATTGGGATCTCTAGCTAACTGTGACTCACGATCCATCAAGTCAAAGTATGCTAGGAAAGGTTGTCCAGGTTGAATGAATCGACCTGCAAAGTCACCCAAGATCTGTCCCATTGCTTTCTTAAACTTGTCAGCTTCCTTACCTTCACCTGCCATAAGTTCAGGTAAGCTGTCCAGGATAGTCTTCTGTGTACCTGCAGGCATCTTCATACCTGCTATAGCTTCCATAGCCTCACCTACATTGGCATCTTCAAACTTACCTAGCTTCATCTTAGCTACAAGATCACCTACAGCTAGCCATGGACCTGCAGGAAAGATAGCACGTACATCAACCGTACTACCATCCTCACCTTGTACGTTGTACCATTCAGTGTCTTGATTCTCCATGCGGTACTTATAGGCTGCATACAAAGCTGCAGTACCTACTGTACCCCTAGAGAACTTCTCTAAACCTTCTCTGTATAAACGATTAGCACCTTCTTGGTCAGTGAGAGCACGTTTACCTGCAGCCAAGACATCAGACATACCAGATGCAGCACCAAAGGGACTATACTTGTACTGGAATGCCATAGCATTAGTCATGAACCTTGGGAAGGTAACAAGCAAACTACCCCCAGGTAGATTCTCAAAGAAGCTTACAAACTTATTAGCTACCCCTTCAGCTTGTGCTTCCATGGTAACCTGTCCCTTACGTGAGGGTTTAGGCATATACGAGAAGGTAGCCTTAAGTGCTTCATCCCCTGCATTCTTTAATACATCAGGGGGTATAGTCTTGTCATTGGCAATGAGATCATACATGTCAATGCCAACTCTTCTTAGCTGTCTCTCTACACTTGAAGTAAAGACTGCTTTACGGAATAGTGCATCTTGTGCTACGTTTAATGTATTAGCTACACGTGCAGCTTTACTTAGCTTTTCATCACCAGATTCTTGTAAGGCACTAAACACTTGCCTTTGTATAGCAGGATTATCAGCCAGTAATTTATCTACAACTTCAGAAGTAAAGCCTGTGTTCGTTAAATAGGCAGCAGTACCAAAGGCATCTTGGATAATACCTTTCATGCCTTTAGTTAGATCCCCACGTTGGTATGTACCATCAGCAGCAGTCTTTAATACTTTACCTGTCTCGTAGATCGTGCCCTCTAAGAGTCTAGATGCAGCATCTAAAGTAAGAGCACCTGTAGAACCGTAGATGTTCCTAACTGTAGTACCAATACTAGACACTACAAGTGCCTTGGATTCTTTCTCAAGACGTTTAATAGCATTACCAAACATGCCCATAGCGGATGTCATGTCTTCACTACGACCGTACATCTGCTTGATTAATGCATCTGTCTCTGGGTCTAAGTCACTTAATCTACCTAAGACACGAGCAAGTGCACTATAGCCTTGCATCACATTAGCTGCATCACCTACAGTAGCCAAGGAAGCCTGGGCAAATTCAGCAGGGGTTACATTAGCCCTCTTCAGTGCAGCTTCTAATGTGATGTCATCAATCTTATCGGTAGCCATAAACAAATCACGTACTGCTTCACTGACTAACTGCCCCTTCTTAGGACGGAAAGTAGGATCAGCAATCATGACGTACTTAGCTACATCAATAGCCTTACGATTAATGTCTGTACGTATCTGTGCTTGTGTTAGTTCTGTCTGGGGAGACAACTCATCAAGAGTCTTTCTACCTTCAAAGATATCAAACTGCTTTAAGATATCTTCCATCTCACGATCAAAAGCTTGTGTCACTTGCTGTGTAGCCTGATTACCTGCAGGTGTACGCTTAGATGCAAGTTTATCTTCTAAATCTTTCTTATACGTGGCAGGTTTACGTGCTACACCTGCAGCTTCAAAGCCACTAAACACAGAGCCTAATACACCTGCTGTAGCTGCCTCTGTCAGACTAACGGGACCTTCTGCAGCCCCACTCTCAATCCTAATACGCTGTTGTACAATATTAGATCCAGCAGATACAGGTGCTTCTACAGCGGCAGCAGTTACACCCGTACGTACTGGGGTTGAGAATGCTTTCTTAAGCAATCCACGAGCAGCTGCATACTTACCGAATGATCCTATACCTACTCCTAAGTAAGTAAGTGGATCACTGGCAATAGCCATGGTAGTTTCAGCGATAGGTCTTATACCTTCCTGCCCACCTTTACTAATAGAAAAGGGTACTCTGTCCCACAATTCAATAGCTTTACCTGCCTTCTCTGCATCTGCAGGTTTAGCATTAGCAATCCAGTTTAGTTCAGGTACAGCATTAAGGGTTGTGTTATATTCAATCTTACGCATCTCGGTAGCAAACCGTTTAGCGTAATCTTCATTTGACTCATCTTTCTTCTGCTCTCCCATTTTGCCAAATCTAGCTGTCATATAATCTTTAATGACATTAAAGTTCTCTGGCTTCTGGTACAAGTCAGTGAAGTCTACTTTATTCTCCCGTTCATACCGTTCAATATCAGCACGTTCTTCCCTCTGCTTAGCCATAATGCCCTTAGTGATCTGTGTCACTTTAGCTGCAGGTTTACCATATTCTCTGAATACAGTAGCAGGCTTATAAGCAGCTAGATCGGTAGCAGTGCCACTGACTTCTAGCTTAGGTACAGTATCCCATTTAACTTCATCATCTTTCTTGGGTACTGCAGTAGGGATAGGGTCCCACTTAATATTTTCATCTGCCATTACTGGATCTCACGAGTTCCATCAGAGTATTCAATGACTTTCTTACCTTTGTCTGGACCTGACTGTATAGTGCCTGTGCGTACAATAGTCTTAGCTTGTGTACCACCTGAACGTGCAGCAGCTACACCTGAAGGCTTAGATGCCTGTGGTGCAGCAGATGCCTGTGCAGCAGCAGTAGCTTCCTCTACATTAAAGAATACTGGCTTATTGTTTTCTATCTTAGCCCCAGGTATCGTGGGAATAGCATCAAGTACCCATTTAGGATATGCACCAGTAGTAGGATCTTTATATCTGTCTACAATCAATTGAACTTGAGCGTGGCCTAATGCAGTACCATACCTCGCAGCATAATCGTTTGTAGGTGTAAATACACGATCTACACCACCTTGCTGATTAGGCACATTAGTGAAATGAGCACTACCAATCTTTGTAGCTGCCTGTGCAGCACCTGCATGGAAAGCACGACTGAGTAAAGTACTACCTGTTACTGTAGGTCCTTTATCCCCATCCTTCTCTTTCTCAGGTGCTC